GTCTGCACCCTTGTCATCGAAGCCAACGCCTACGCCAAGCATTGATGCTTCCATTAAAAAGGCAAATGGTTTAGCGGGATTAAGTTTGGTCATAGCGTCTGTAGATACAAAAGAACAGTTCTGTAATGCTGCGGAGTTCCTCTGCACATTAACAATAGGAGTTCCCATTACCCATAGTCCACGTCCTGGTGGAGTCCACTTCAAATGGAATAGTCGATCAAAAGCTTCTTTGGCAGAAGACTGCGCTTTCGCGTCATTCCAAGGAAGTCGATTTGACTTTGCGTGGTCTTTCTGAAGGGAATACATTCCGTTGATTACGCGTTCGCATACCTCAACCCAGGTTTCCTTAGTTCCATCCTCTTTAAGACGAGAGTAGGTACGAAGGAAAGTAATCTCTCCTACCGAGTTACCGGCAGCATCTGTATACCCCCAAGGCACTGTCTTACTTTTATAGGATTGAACAAAATCTTCAGTAAGGTTAAATGAAAACAATTGAAGCCCTCTCTAATAATTATTCTAATGATTCGGAGATTATTCTAGTGGTATCTTCCTCAGAAATCCCCCCGTTTGGTATCTCCTTAAGAGTGTTAGCTCTATCACCAAATAAAGCTGACATTACACCGCCCGAAGTTTGGCGTTCTACGGTCATTCTTACGAATTCTCGGTTATCTTCCAATTCCTTTAGGCTTTTAACAATCTTAAATAATCTGTCAATTTCTTGACCTGTGTTTGGGTCAGGGTAACCGCCATTGAGTTCCTCTGCAAATCTGGCAAAAGCAACACGGGCACCTTGCATCTCAATAATGGCGTTTAGCAAACCCTTAAGTTGGTCTTTAGTCTTTACCTCAACTGGAAGATTGAAGGCGCAGGCATTGTCGGGTTTAAATGCAGGGCAATTTGCAGCAACAAAACAAGAGTTACATTGGCGTAAGGAAGTAGACGTAGTTTCAAGGACTGGAACGTCTCTTATCAGGTCTCTTCCACTCTCATCTTTATCAATTACAGTCTTGGTATTTACTGAAAATACAGGCAAAGTACGTGTTTCTGAGGGATCTCTATCTATGATTTTAGAGCGTTCTAGGGCAGAATCTTTCCGCACCTCGAGGGCCCTGTAATCAGGATCCAACCCTAGTGTTTCCGCAGAACCAGGACTATCTATGTCCACACTGTTATCAGATAACTTCTCCCCCTCAACAATTGATAGGTGCGGCGGTTTCTTTTTATCCACGGATCTCTCCAGCTCTAAGTAGGACCAAATAGCGAGGCGGGTTACCTCTGTATTATCATCATTGAGAATCTTATCGAAGTCTAAGCCAGCCTTTTGTATAACGGATTTATAACGGGGCCGAGCTTGGTCTTTCTGTTTCTTCTGGTATCTTACTAGACGATTGCCATCCCAAACGATAGTTTCTCCCCGCATCATTGGCGAAAGCCAGGAAAGAGTGCTGGCGGTTGTTAATGGGACTTGTCTAAGATTATCTGGCTTAGCGCAAGCAATGCCGTGGTACTTAGTTCCAAACTGGCCTTGTAGGGCCCGTGTACGCCCGGCTAAGGTGGTATCAGCCTCTATGGTCTCTCCTAGTAAGGCAACGTTCTCCCATTTCTCAGAGAGAGCAAACAAGGCTGGATGCCCCATCTCAGGCTTCCATACCGGCCAGTATTTACTGCCCAGTTCCCAACCCATGGTCTTGCGCTGTTCTTCAATCCAAGTAGATCCTAATACTGACGAGTCAAACTCAACTACTGCTTCAATACGATCATAGTTAGTTGCAACAAAGTCTTCGTAGTCCGCAGCAAATTCTTCAGCCTCCCGGGTAGATAAGTTGGCCGTGGCGGCGGTTCCTGCAGTAAGGTAGATTTTTACATCATCTGGGTACTTCTCTGATAATAAATAGGTCTTGCTCTTGGGTAAGCCACGTTTACGTAGGCCCCAGAAGCTGACACTGACATGCTTGACATCAGAGCTCTCAAGGAGTAATCTGTTGGAAGGTATTTCTCCCCCCATAAATACTATGTTCATTCAAACCGCTTAACATTGCTACCTAAATGGGCATCCAACAAAGCCTGGCGCTGGCGGTCAACCTCATCAGCCAGGTCTTCCCAAGCCTTAACTTTACGGCTAGTCCTAATAAACTTAGGGGCGGCAAATAGTATTGTAGGTATGCCCTTAGATAGGGCGTATGCACACCTATCAGCGTCTGGATCTACAAAAAGTTCTATCCTGCCCTGAGCTTGAGCTATAGCTATCTGTCGAGCTCGCAAGTCTTGGCCTTCGTAGAAGTATCTACTGTCATAGATATCCCCGTAACCAACAATTAGGTTAGTTCTTAGCCAGTGTTCTGTAGCTGCTGGGTCTAAGTCCGAAGCGATTATTACTCGGTAATGCTCTGCCAGGATACGAAAAAGCTTGACCCCGTCTGGAATTGGATCTCCAGTCTCAGTCTTAAGTACTCCGTCTAGTGCTACGAATGCGGTGGCCATTTATCCTCTATCTATGTTAACAATCCCATGCTCTACGTGCCTTGTTCAAACGACTATCTGGATCTTTAGCCGCTTTTGGAAACATCTTTGCTTGTCCAGCAGAACGAGCACAGTATGACTTACGACGAGCAGCAGACTTTTTAGACTTTGCTGCTTCTTCTTTCTTTACAGGCGGTTTAAGGTTGTGACCTTCTTTTTTAGCAGACGCACGCCCTTTAGCGTTAAGTCCACCATTAGGGTTTTGACCTTCTTTACGTGTCCAAGCAGGGGATTTAGCCACGAAGTGTTCTCCTTATCAAGGTAGATGCGTCAGGAAGCTCAACACCATAAGTTTGCACCTGTGATTGCTTTTCCTGTTCTTTCTTAATGTCTTTAATAGTTCTTAGTGCTTGCACCACACCTGAACGTTTACCAGCTTGCCAACGATAGTTATTAAAGTCAGAATAGCCGCCGCCAACTTTACTGAAAGCTGCTTTACGACCGGCATGAATATCATCATAGATACTTGTGGCTTGTTCGGTAGCTAGCTTTAACTTTCGCTCTGCGTTAGTTCTGTGAGCCGGGTTAGTAGCTCCGTGCACTTCAGACAAGGCTGAAGAATATCGAGACACTACCTCTTTAGCGGTCTCTTCATCTCTCAAAGTTCTTTGTTCCCAAGAACGACTATAGGGAGGCTGTGGGTTTCTTTCCGGAGTAACCGTCCAAAAGTCACCGGTCAGATCATACGCCGCATAGGGGTTGATATCTCTGATGTCGCTCTGTTGGTTTACGTAGAAAGTAAGCTCATAGCCTTCCCAGTTACGGGTATTGGGCATAATTTCTTCGCTAAAACCCTCGTTAAGCATTGAGGCAATTTCTGCATCTGAAAACCCCGCATACTCAACGTTATCTCTACGAAAAGTAACATAGTTTATTCCCACTAAACAATCTAAGTCGCCAGGTTCTCTGGAAGCTTCCCATTGATAAGAAACTCCAGAGCCGGCTAACCAAGCTTTTGTCCACTGATGTGGGTTTGAATAGTGTGTTGCAAGGTAATCAAACAACAACGAGAGTATGCCCGTACGCACCCAGGGCTTAAGCTCTAGCTCCTGAAAAAGTTTAGGATCTAGCTCTGAAGAGGGCGCACTGAAGTACGACGTAGGGCTAGGAACTATGTTCATACCCATATTCTTCCTGCTCTTTGTCGGTACGTCTACGTCAAAGGTTATTCTTTAGGCTTTTGTACCTGAGATAGACGCAGCATTGTGTACTCCGCGGCTGATTGCGCCTGAATATCCATAAGGATTTCAGAGCAGTAACGGCGTACTTCAATAAGAGTTGCTTCACGCTCTAGGGGAAGAGAAAGAGCCTGAACGTTGCGCTCTACGTAAACAGAACCGTCTTCTCCGACCAATACTGCAAAACCTGTAGCTAATTTAGGTGTAGCTGCTTCTTCAGTTGTGGTCTTTTCTTTGTCTTTTGCCATGTTGTTTTCCTATTCGTATAGTTTTGCAGCTTTACGCTGCTGGGTTACATAGTGAGTTTTTACTGGACAGAAATCGCATAAAAATACGTTGGTGCCTGCTGACTTAGCAGCTGACATCAACCCGGCTTCTTTACGTAGTTCAGCGGTGTTCTTTGGCACAAGTCTCTTGTTCTTTGCACGCCAATCTCCACAATCTTCTTTTGGACGAAGGTGCTCAGAGTAACACTTCATAGCATCATCATAAAAAGTTGCTTTGGTTGTGTAATAGTCGGGGTCGATGTCTGCTAAACCACCACCAACTTTATTGCGTAAGTTTTCAATAACTTGTTTCTTAACCTCAGGACGTGAGTAAAGTTTGGCGCCAATCTTGGCTAGAAAACCTGTGTGAGGTATGCCGGCAGACTCGTGTCGCTCTACAAGAACTTGAAGAACTACATCGTCGTCTGGGTTACCTTCAAAATCAGGAATCTCTTCAATGGTCTTACAGTTGTAGCAATACAGCAGGCGAATTTTAGGACCGTCGTCCTTAATCTCTGTGTATGTTCCTTGATCAGCAGGTTGTCCACCTTGACCTAAGATAGGTATTGACATGTTCCCTCCAATAGTGAGGGCTTTATACTACCCTAATTCTTTAGGCTTACGTACATTTTCTATAGCAGACGGACGATGCTTATCTTGCTCCATCTCAAACTCTAAAGATCGGCTAGACCCTGGAACCATCAAATTTTCTGTTAAAGACAGGGCTTCTCTGTCCCTGACTTCTTTTCGTTCTTCCATATACTTAAACAAGCCACCCTTGTACTTAGGCTTGTACGGCATACCAATAGTAACTTCTACAGAACGATTAGCTGTCTTTGAAAACCCTCTTGGACGAACTTGTTTGTGGTTTTTGTGAGACTCTACCTCAAGAGGATACTTTTCTGGGTGCCAGTCGATGTCTCCAGCTCCAAAACCAATTGGTTGGTCTACGGTATGGCCATACGCCTGACTTCCATCAGCGTTAAATGTGTTTGCTAATGGTTTAGGAGCTTCCTCTACTTTAGGACTTGCTTTGCCACCACGAGCTTTTTTTCTTTTTAGCTCTTCAGCCCCTCCAGAAGAAACGTCTACGCTAGGTCTAGGATCTCTATCTGGGTAAGCCCCTCTTTTACGAATGTAGTTAGGGTCACGAGGCTCGTCAACATACTCTCCAGTGTCTGGGTCTACATCTCTCATCTTAGTACCTTGATGACCACCAAGATTCTTAGCGTTTTCAACCACGCTGTTTATTTGAGCCCGCGCAGAACCAGCGTTAAACATAGGTTCTGGTCCGGGGCGACCAACCTCATAGTTTTTACGACCAAAAATTGCATCGTGGCCACGCATACCCTGGTTGTACAAAGCCATTTCTAAAGTAGTGCGTATTTGAGCGTGCTCCATTGCGGTTCTTTGAGAGTCTCTCGCCACATCTCTAGGCTTAATGGGAAATGTTTGCGGAAAAGGAGTAGTGCTTGGCCCGTAATGATCTGGGTTCGGTTCTCTTTTAAGAGCATTCCTACTTAATTGATCGGCATGCTTATCGCAAACTGGAGTGGCCTGCTCCTTGTATTCTCCGGGTGCTTGCCACCAAGTAGTAGCAGGCTTACAGCTATCCCCGCCCTTTGTTGCTCTACAAGTTATATAGTTTTTATCTAAAGCAGACCTAGCAGCATGGCCTCCTTCAATAGCCATTACTTTATCAGGCTTATTTCGCCCCAAATGCGACACGTCAACTGTGCCTTTAGCGTAGTCAACTGGCTTATAAGTAGGTCTAGTTTCTTTTTCAGAGAACTGAGCATCGGATACAAAGCTATTATCTTCAGCCATAGTTACTTACCTTTACTTTTTAGATATCTGTTTTCTCTAGCTACGTTAATAGATACTACGTTTGAAGAACCGTTACCAATGCTAAATTGCTTTAAATGTTCTGCACGATCTGCAGGCGCTGTTCTCATACGAATAGCTGGATGCATGTCGTTATACTGCTTCTCTGGTATTGGAACCCAGTGAGAATTAGGTTCAGTTAACCCAATTTTATTAGACAGCTGCCTAACGTTATCTTTAAAGTTTGCCATACGTTCTTGATCAGAGAACATAGTTACTTCCTATTAAATTTTCCTAGAGATGAATTGTTGTGCTTATTATCTTCTTTTCGTAATCCAGCATCTTTATTCTTATCCGGTTTTGATGGAGTGCCTTTGCCCTTGCCCATTGAAGGGCTGTGCTTATCTTCACCGTATTGACGCTTGTTTTCGTCTTTAGGGTTTTTGCCAGGACCTTTAGGGCCCTTTGGTGGGTTAGAAGGTGGCTTCATACCGCCTCCGGCAGGGGCAGTCTTTGGCTTCTCTTTCTTCTTCTCTACTCGTTCAAAAGTGCCTAGTTTTCTTTCAACTTTTTTTTCTTTTTCAGAAGCAGGTGCCTTTGCTCCCCACACTTTTTGTGAAGGAGGTTGCTTTTGTACTTGTGCGGCCATCTTAGTAGTTAGCTCCCATTTGATTATTAAAAGTATCTGCAACAGGCATTGGTGAACGACGAGCAGCAGAAGTGTTACTTGACAAAGGGTTAACCTTTGTTGTTGCTTCTTGCTCAATAAAGTCGTAGTTCCAATATGGATTTAGACCACTGCGATTTGCACGCATGATGTCATCGCCAGTAGAAGGATCGGCTACAGTTGTGTTAGGACGAACCTTACGGTACTTCCCATCGGTTGCTCCCTCGTTCATAGAAGTACTAAGTGAGCGTGATTCGTTAGTTGCCATTATTTATTTCCTTTACTGTTTGTGTCTCTGTAACTTCCGTGCACGATTACAGTGCCGGAAGGTCCTTTTGAACCCTTTTTAATTGGTACTACAGAATCCATTGGTTCACGCCACTGGTTAGCTGCTGCCCCACCAGAAGTCCACCAGTCAGATGCTCTAGCATCGTTATCTGCTTTAGCAGATGAGCTTGCGCGACCTAAAAGAGCAAGGCCCTCTGGCGATTTAAATCCTTTGCGTGCTTTTTCTCTACGAGGTACAAAACTCATTTTTTACTCGCTTTCTTAGGGGTAGTCTTTTTAGTCTTTGCTGATTCTTTTTCCTTAGACAGGTCTGCTTCAGCCTTTACCTTTAAAGGTACGACCTTGTACTTAGCCTTCTTGCCGTCTGGAGTCATAATAGCCATGAGGTCAGTATCTCTCTATTTTCTTTACTTGTCAGCCTTTGGGCGTTTTCTTACCCTAGGGCGAATAACATGTTTGGTTCGTGCTACGTATTTTTTAGTGTTTCGTCGTCTGGCAGCTGAGCTTTCGTCCCCAGGGGTTAGGCCGTAGGCCTGACCGCTTACCCATTTGCCAGCAGAACGTTTCTCCCAAGATGGCATGTCTTGACGAACAGCCGCTTCAGTCTTATACCCGCTTCGAGTTACCGGCTTGCTTGCAGAAGTTTTTGGCTTAGGGGCAGCTCTTCGTGGAGCTTTACCGCCAGTTTTAGCGCTCACTCATAGCTCGTTTCATATGCTTACCGTAAAGTCCATTGCGGCAGCTAGGGCACATTTTGCCATCTGTGTACATTGCTTGAACTGGGTTCATTAATAGACCACATTTAGGGCACATAACACTACCGTCATAAATAGTTTCAGTGGTTACTGGGTCTACCATAGTCCCTCGCTAGCGTTGCGAGAAGTGCCTTGGTAAGCGCCTTGAGACTGTGTGTAATCTGTACGAGTTGGTTGAAATTCTGAATCGACGTTCATTACATCCATAATGCCAAGCTCACGTGTACGGTATCCGTAACGTGGTGGGAACATCTGAACTTGAGGTAGAGGTGGGCGAACTAAATCTTGAATCATCATTGCCGGCAAAGTAACTGAGCGAACAGCTCGAGTTAATAAAGCTTCTTGTACGCTTCCAAAAGGACCCATGTAATCATAGCGGATCTCTGGCCCGTTGTTGACAATGTCTCGGCCTTTAGTATGGTCATAAACGCTGTCTTGTCCCATTAGTTCCACCTTGGTTTCAAATGTGCAAAGTGTTGAGCAATGCGGGGATTAAATTCTGCCGGAACGTTAGAAGATATGTTTGCTTTACCATCATTTACTAAATGTGGGTGGGGAGCAAGCTCTTGCTTAGGTGCGTTTCTACGAACATTCATAGTAAGAGCGCCATCATTATCTACAAGCTTTGCTCCAACTTTAAGTCTACGATCCGGTTTAAGATTTTCAGGCCACATATATTGACCCGGATCTATGCGCTCACCTTTGTGAACTCCTCGTTGATAACCGCGTTGGTTTTGACGTGATTTTAAAGAGTCTAAAACTGTGTCAGTATTATTACCGCGGTCATCACGACGAGAACGAATAGTTCCTAAGTACCCGTCTGGATACTCTGCAGAAGGGGCACGACCTACACCAAGACGCAACGAATCCATGGCGCCACGAGGAATGATAGGAGTACCGCCGCCACCTGTAGTGGTGTAGGCACCTATATACCCGCTAGCTCCTAGGTACTGCCAGTTTTGATGTGAGGAAGGCATACCTAAAGTTTACTACTTCTTCTTTGGTGTGGCCTTCTTAGCCGCTTTCTTATTTGACTCGTCTAAGATAGCGTTAAGTTGCTTTGTAATCTCTGGAACAGCTAGGCGAGAAACCAACCCAAATGCTGGGTCTTTTGGGTTAAACGCACGAAGTGCTACCGGAATTACCGCTACTAGGCCGGCTGCAACAAGACCTTTAGGGTCAGTGTTTCCGGTTACCCATAATGCTGCGGCTGCTGAGATAAATGCGCGGCCGTAAGATGCTAGGGCTGCTGATACTTTTGGATCTAGTTTCATTTTTGCTCCTTATTTTTTTTCTGCTATTAATGTGTATAGTTCGTCAATTCTAGTTTCAAGACGAGTAACAGAATCTTTTAAACTGCTGCCACCGTTTGGTTTTAATTCTGCAAGATAATGCTTAACCATCCAACGAACCATTATAGCTGTTGAACCAATTAATGAACATAAAGTTACAGCAAACGCTGCCCAGTCTTGAGGTGACATTAAATTCTCCTGAGTGATTAATTATGGGCTAACTATGATACACAAAATACACCGTGTCATGTTAAAGTAATTATCTGACTTAAGGAGAGATAAATAATAGCTTTGCGTATATTCGCAGCATTAATTCTCGCACTATTCCTACTTATATTGGGACAAAACACAGCACAAGCCGAAGACCCAGCCGTAACTACGGTTGTAGTTAGCCCTGCTTCCACAGGGTCTGAGACCGCAACTGTTCTAGTTGCATCTCCAAATCCAGAACCCTCTTCTGCAACCGCGGACCCTCAAACTTCCAGTACGAGTTCTGGTGCTGAGGTAACTCCTGCCCCGTCATCTTCTCCTTCTTCTGAGCCAACTTCTTCTCCAACACCCTCACCCGAGGCATCGCCAACAAGTACCCCAGAACCAACCCCAACCCCAGAACCAACCCCAACCACAGAGCCTGCTCCATCAGTAACCTCCGTTCAAGAAAAAATTGAAAGCGCAACTGTAACATTAACTACTGCTGTACAAGCCGCAACTCCTGAAGCAGTTTCTTCGGCAGCTCCTGAAGTTGCCGCTGCTACTACGGCTATTGCAGCTGCTGATAGCGCTACTGCCGTAGCTATTGTGGCCGTACAAGCTGTAGATTCTCAAACAGCTGTTGTAGCTACAGCCACTACAAATCTAACTAATGCCCAGACTGCTTTAGAGGTGCTAACAACCGCAACAGAAAATACTAAGGTGTACACAACAGAAGGATATGTAGCCCCTGTTGCCCCAGAAACACCAACAGTTACTACAACAACTCTTCCGCCTATGTACGATGGCGCAACTAAAATTCAAACCCCATTTGATATTAAAATGGGAGACACAGTTTATGAGGGTCAGGGAACAGCTAGCCAAATTTACGTAACTTCAAAGGCAACTATTACCTTTGGTACTGGCGACGTTAACTGGTGGGATTTCCCAGCTGGCCCAAGCATCTCTGTATTCGGATCTGACTTCCAAAGCGCAGGACCTAACGCTGGTATTACCGTAACAACTACAGAAACAACTCTTGCTGTTGACTGGGATCTTCATAGGTTTGCAGACCCAAATAGCCCTATTACCAATGTTAATTGGACTATGACTGTTAATCCTACGACCGGTGAATGGACAGGTATTGGAACTGTTGCGGGAAACACAACCCAGCTTCACAATGGTCCACGCATAGGTGTTCGTGAGGCTGCAGGACAACCTGTAAAGCCAATGACTGAGGTAAGCACGGAAACTATTGCTGCAGCTCAAGAAGTTGTAGCCGATAAAACAGAGGTCAAAACAGTTGAAGTTGCTACATTAGTTACTCTTACAGATAGTGCTACAGCAACTATTGCTATTGCAAATCAATTAGCAGATACTGCTACCGCAACAGTAGCTACCGCTGTTACTGCTATTCAGGCTTACGTTCCGCCTGTAGTTGTCCCGGAGCCAACACCTCAACCTGCTCCTCAACCCGAACCAACTCCGACACCATTGCCTGAGCCAACCCCGACTCCACAACCTCAACCTGCTCCTCAGCCTCAACCAGTGCCAGTTGAGCCAACACCTCAGCCCGTTCCTGTAGAACCTCAGCCACAGCCTCAGCCACAACCAAACCCTGAACCAACTCCGCAGCCAGACCCAACACCCGAGCCTGCTCCTGAGCCAACTCCAGAACCCGTTCCTGAGCCTCCTGTAGAGCCTGAACCACCCGTCGCAATTCCTGATCCTGAACCAACCCCACCTACTGAGCCTGAAACTGATATAGAAACGCCATCAGAACCCACAGAAGAGCCGCCAGCACCGGTAGAGCCCGAAGCGCCACCCGTAGAACCCGAGGCGCCTCTGGAACCTGCCACACCCGAGGAACCAGCACCAGAACCAGAGTCACCATCGCCAGAGCCAGAAAATCCGTTAGAAGAACCATCTCAACCTCCTGTTGAAGAAGAACCAGCACCAGAACCAGCTCCAGTGCCTGAACCAGAGCCTACCACACCGGCCGAAGAGGTTGCCTCTGCTGTTGAGGATGCTAAAGCAGACGGTAAGGTGACTGAAGCCGAGAAAGAAATCATTGCTGAAGCTTTGATTGCTTCTGTTGCTCCTGGAGAATCTCTTACAAAAGAACAGATTCAAGAAGCAGGCATTGAGTATAAGGACCTACCGCCAACTACTCCTGTCGAGGTTAGGCAGGATGAAAACGGCAACGAAGTTATAATTACAGCAGACGTTGCCGCAGCCCTCGTGCTACTAGAGAACCCTGCGGAATTAATTGGCGAACTATTCAATGACCCTGGTCAAGCCCTCCAAGCACTCGGAAGTATCGGTGCTGATATGTCTACTGAAGAACGTGAAGAAGCAGAAAAAATGGTAGTCGCTGCCGTTATTGCGGGTGGTGCTGCACTTAATGCAGTAGGAGCCGCAGCAGCTGGTGGAACCACATCAGGTGGATCTACTGGTGGAGGTAGTAGTGGAGGCGGAGGCGGAGGCGCTTCCGGTGAATCAGGATATAGGAGACGTAAACCTTGAGAATACTAAGAGACATGATTGATCAACTATGGACATTGCTTGGCATGTTCATTGCTTGGGTAGTACTAGACGGTTCAGCAAAGACAGTCGTTGGCTACGCAATTTTGGCAACTCTTTTTGCTTGGGCTGTTACCTATCCATTACGTAACCCAAAGGACGAATAATGAAATCAATCGGAAATATTCTCCTCCGTATCGTAGCTGTATTTGCAGCTAGCGGTCTCGGAGTTATTGGTGCCGGTGCAGTTGCCGGTATCTCAGTTGTAAAAGCTGTAACAGTAGCTGGCCTAACCGCTGTTGCTGCAGTTGTTGAAAAACTTGCCCGTGGCTTTATGAATGACGGAAAGCTTGATCTAGAAGAAATCAACGCAGCCTTTGCCGCTGTTGATGTTAACTCTAAGACTGAAGCTGACTTGAAGGTTGAAGCTAAGCAAAACGGCGCAGACATCGTAATCTCTGCACCTACTGCAACTAAGCCTGAGGGCGAAGTTCCAGCAGAGCAGCCAGTAGATGAGGATTGGAACAAGTAATGGCAGATAAAGGAACAGCAGCTAAGCTTATTGAAGTTGCTACAGCTGAGCTTGGAACAATTGAAGGTCCTAAGGACAACGAAACTAAGTACGGTGCTTACACAAAGGCTAACTTTCAGCCATGGTGTGGGTCATTTGTAAACTGGTGCGCTAACGAAGCTGGTGTAAAGGTACCTAATACCGTTTATACACCTGGCGGAGCAGCTGCATTTAAGAAAGCTGGTTCATGGATTGACGGAGACGTCGCAGATCCAGAACCAGGCGATATTGCCTATTTTGATTTCCCATCAGACGGCGTCGATAGAATTTCTCACGTTGGAATTGTAATCAAGGACAACGGTGATGGAACTGTTTGGTGCATTGAAGGAAACACTAGCCCAGATGAAAAGGGCTCACAGCGCAATGGCGGTCAGGTTTCTAAGAAACTTCGTGCTTACAAGAAGAACCCTAAGAAGGTTATGATTTCAATTGTAGGCTTTGGTCGCCCGAAGTTTGGCGCAGCTCCAACAGCTCCTGCTGCTGCAAAGTGTTCTTGCTGCGGTAAATAATGTATTACCTCACCCACATCACATTCCAAGGAATATTTATTGCAACAATAGTTGTAGTAACAATCCTTGGAATGTGGTGGGCTGAGCGCTAACGGTCGTTCTTACCGCCAAGCACAGTTAATTCTCTCCTAGGATCAAACCCATCACCAACAACTAAAGAAATAAGTCCTGGTGCGCTTTCAAGTCCAGACTTATCACGGAACCAAGCAGAACCGTTATCCATTGCTGGATTCTGAATAAATAAACGTGGACCTACATTCTGTGCACGATAGTGGTGATAGTGGCCAACATTAAGAATGTCTGCGTTAGATACAGAACAACGCCCCATAACTTGACCTTGCCACCACTTAACCATGTCACGTGACTGATGTCCGTGAGCCATGCCGTACATAACACCGCTTAGGTTTACTGTCAGAGTACTGTCATCTGCTGCTGGGTAACGGAACTCAACGCGATCACGTAAGAACTCGCTCTCTTTACAGATGTCCTCTACCTGAGCAACTACGTCAATCTGCCAAGAATCTTCAGGACGTCCTACTAGAAAACGCTGTACCTCATCGTGGTTACCTGGAACTACCGGAACAATAAGCTTGTCTGTTAAAGGTGCAAGCGCCTTAATCTGAGCAAGAAGCATACGGCGTCCAACGCGTACCTGCTCTGACACACCAATATCGTGGCGCCCCATTACTTTACCCTTTTGGCTTGTCATACCTTCAATGCAATCGCCAAGCTGTGGCAATGCAATTTGTTTAATGCCGTACTTACCTGCTAAATACTTGTGATGTTCAACAGCTTCATCAATAGACCTAAGAACCCTATCAATAATAGCTGGCGTATCATCTTTACCGTATTGCGTATCTCCGATGCTGTAAACAGCAGTTAGATCTCCATTAGAACTAAGAATATCTTTAGGTTCCCAGTTAACAATTAAAGACAGTAGTTGTTCTAAATCATAATCAGGTGCGGTTGCCTTACCTGAAGGAACAACGTTAACTCTAAATGACTCTAGCCAATCTCCATTAAATGTTTGCCAACGTGAACGTCGGTGGGAAACAACAGTCCACTCAGATGGATCTAACTTTGCCTCAATAAGAATTTCTTCTGCGCCAGGGGTATTACCATCTGGTCTTGGGGTAGAAACAATAAATCCACCATCAGTTCCAATTTCAGAACGTGGTCGCCATGCTTCTGGAATATTCTTACTTGACTTATCAGAACCTTGATTACTGGTTTGAATTATTGCGTCATAATCATCTGCTAAAGACATACACAATCTCCTTGTCGGTGGTCACGAACAGCTGTTTTGCCAAACGTGCCTCCGGCACGGCGGAGTAACATAAATAAATCTTTTGTACTTAAATCATCATCTTCGATAGCTGTATCTAAAGCTTTTTTATCTTCTTCAGAAAGGGTAGCTGCCCATTGCCCTACAATGCATGCTTTCAAAGTATTCATAGTTTTTACTTCTGTGTACAAATCTTGCAACGACATTGGTGCCTCCAAGTAATAGTCCAATTGCAGTACTAGGCCTTAGAGATAAACTCTAAGACCTAGTGACTAGCATACACGAAATTAGTAAGAAGCGCCCATTCCACCATCAAAGTTGGTGCGGTCACGCTTTGTAGCAGTTGCAATGATCTTTCCATTAGCCTGAGTCATACCAGCTGCTGGGTCGGTCATCTTTGTATAACTTGCCTTAATCGAGTAGGCAGCGCCTGTGCGCTCTCCTCCAGGAGTTTGAGCAACGTTTGAACGGTTAGCCTTTGAGCCTGCTCCAGTTGGGTCGCCAGCTTTTGCGTTACCCTTTTTTGGAACAAGTGTTGCCTTGCCTGTGCCGGTAGCAGACGTTGCAGTAAATGCAATGCCTTCTTTGCCCATTGGCTTGCGGCCTTGGTTAGCTGAACCAGCAAGAGCTGCGTCGTAATCTGAGCTTGCCATAGTGGTACCTATTCTGTTAGAGATCTCTTAATACAAGAATATATCAATTTACATTGATAGTAAAGACTATCGCTGAAATTTGTCCGTCTCTTGAGTCAACGGTGGTGAATCCTGGTCGGCAGCTTAGGTCTAAGCCTCTAGGAGCTACGTAGCCCCGGGCAATAGCAATAGCTTTTACGGCCTGGTTTACTGCAGAAGCCCCTACGGCTCGCAGTTTAACCTGCGGGCGTTCGTACAGTGCGTGTGCAATAGCTGAGCCTACCGATTGTGCATTAGAACCGGCGCTTACACGCAGGAACTGTTCTTCTGTTGTATCTTTTTCAATCACGAGTTTGTAGTCCTTTGGATTCGATTAATGATCGCCCACCCAAGGAAAACGGTACGTTACTTAAGAAGCCCCGTCAGCGTATCCAGCTTCTTTTAATAGATTAACAAAGTCCTCTAAACGAAGAATAACAGGCCACTCCCCAATGCTGGCCTCTCCTTGGCCATTAAGCCTAAGTACGGCAACTGGCAAATCTTTGCCGTTATGGCGGTCTTTTAGCTGTTTTATAGCTGCAGAAGGATTAAATCCTGTGCGAGCCTTTACCTCCCAATCAATGCCTATAGTTCCCGTGACATCTGTACCAGAACGCCCAGCGCCGGTAGATTCTGCGTAAGGCCAGCCATTAGCAGCAAGATAGTTAGCTACAATTTTTTGAGACTTGTACCCTCTATGTTTACGGCTTTGGGAAGGCATCGTGCATCCTAGTTTTAACCAGCATAGTCAAGTCTTCAATAGACCCATTGTTTACAAAAATCTGATCTACTTTGTACCCATCTAACTCAGATTCAGAAACATGATTATTTACTGGACCAACCCCAACACGCTTTACACGCCAAAGCTGACCCCCCATAAGATTAATAGCTACAGCTTCATTCTCAAACCGGACATCAGTAATGACAACTCGGTCTTCTCGGATAGCTTTATTTAACGCAGCATTAACCCAGATGTTTTCGTCGATTAGTTCTCTAGCAGAGATCCCCAGATCTTGTAGCAAACGCCTAACTTGTGGCTCCTGCTTTGCTTTATCCCACCCCACTAAGTTAATTAAATCTTGTAAGTAACCCGTAGGACTGCATGCAACCATAGGATTGATACCGTATAAAAAATCTCTAATCTTATCTGCAAAAGCAACACGAGTGTACCCGTAGTTTTCTACAAGAACATTTGCCAAAGTATCTTTACCCGACTGTGCGTACCCAGTAAGACCGATTAAGTTGTAGTTCTTAACTACCCCTAACTCATCATCTGTAAACAAGGACATCTGTTCATAACTCATGGCGTCATCCAAGTGCTTCTACCTACAGCCTTGTTAATGTTTACTCGTCTAGTAATCTCTCTATTAATTAAAGAAATATCTTTAGACAACCGATCTGAGATGATATGGATTAAGCCGTGATAGTTAGAGAGCTCTTGAAGAGCGGACAACTTCTCTTGGTAGTCAGGGTCAACCTCTACTTCAGCATCAATCATGCCAACAGCTTTTCCAGAACTCTTTAAAGCCAATTTCTTTTTAGCTTTAATTAAAGCTAAGTTCTTATCTGCCTCAGCCTTATCTACTTCAGCACACCAAAGCTGCAAACTTATAAACTCTAAATAGGCTACGTATTTGGCGTACAGATCCATAACCTCTTCCTCCATCATTCCAGTAATATCTGCTGGAAGAGCTGGAGCGTTATAAACGTATTCCTCATTTACTACTAAACCTTGTGCTTTTAATGCCGCAATAGTTTTACTACTAGCTACAGCAGACCTTAGCTCAATTGGACTCATTACTGGCCTCCCCATCCTCCACCTTTAAAGTGAACTGCCGGCGGCGTCCACACCTTAGTTAAAAACTCCCCGCACTTATCGCACACTGGACGGTGTACGTCATCAAAACCGACATGCATCTCTACAGTGGTGTCACACTTCATACAAGTAAAATCATACTTCGGCATTTTCTACCTCCCGATACGGCTCGCAACGTTTACATCCCTTTACTGGATCAATACTACACATAGGTGGTCGGTTGTTGTCAACTGCCCAAGCAATGTCTAAAGCTTGGTCAAAAAGATCTTTAGTAAACTCTGGGTTATATTTGACCGTAAATTCTTTATAATCTTGGTTAGCTTTAAGCTCATAGATAAAAACAATCTCATTTGGTGCAGATGGAAGATCCCCACTCTCAACCATTAAATGGGTTAGGTGAAGGTAAACCTGACCTTGAAGTTGATGAGTGCGAAAAGGCGCACGAATGTTTCTCCAAGCCTTTTCTAGATCACCATCTGCTTGAGCCAACAAAGCTGGGGCTTCAAAACGAAGTGTCCCTGCACCAATAGATTTAATCTCAATAAGGCAGTCTTCTCCAAGAGTCTTTACCCAACCGTCAGAATGACCACCGATTCGATGCTTGTTACTCCAAAGAGGAACTTCTTTATACTCAAAACTACCGCAAGCATCATCATTAAAGTTTAACTCAGAAGCTAACTCCCAATCAGTAGGGCCGCACTCTGAGCACTCCCACTTGCCGTATAGAACTCCCATTTCAGTAAGCCACTTCTGCCATTTAGCATGGATAGTGTGGCCCTCGTCAAAAATTGACTGTAAACGAAGAGTGGGTTTTTCTCGAACTTCTTTATAGTTACCCTTTATCGCATGATACTGAGCAAGGTGACACCACTCCGGCTTAATCATGTCTGAGGGATGAATAATATCCATACGCCGGTTATCAAAAGGTTTAGCCAATAGGTGACGTTCAATTGCCCCCATCAACCTAGTCTCGCGCTTATTTGCGTCTAAAAACGCCTTTAAAGCGCTTGTCTTAGGTTTGCCCGTACTTGCCATCCTGGTTTATCCATTCGTCTAATGTTAAGCCTTGTTTTGTGTACTTACGTTGAGCGGCATTTCTTTCTCTGTGGGACATGCCCCCAAATATTCCATGAAGCTCATCGTTCATAATAGCTTCTTTTAGGCACTCTTTGCGAACTGGGCACGCCGGCTGGCCGTCTTTGCCCCAACAAATTGCTTTTGCCTTATCAGCTATTGGTTTGTATAAATTTTTATCTCGTGGTGGAAAAAATATTTCTGTATCTTCTCCACGGCACTTAGCTTGATATCTCCAAGCCCAGGTGGGCTCGTCTTGATTTTCCATTTAGTCACCTTTAATTGAGTTACGAAGTTCAAAGAAATCCTCCTCTACTAAAACTACGTAGTTCTCTCCGTCAAGGTGAAGACCTAGAACTGGAATGCGACTATCGAGAATCGCTTCAGTTGTTATCTTCTTTAGAACTTCTGATTTAATGGTTACTGATTTTTTACCAGTCCATTTGTGCTCAATCAAAAGCTCGTCGTTTCGTACATCTCCTTTGCGAGACCAAAAAGCTCCAGAAGCAGCGGATCTAGACCCGCCAATTTCTTTTGCTAATCGTTTTTCGTGCTTTAGAGACTCTTTCTGCCCCTCACTCTTCATCAAGCACCAGAATAGGCTGTGCTTTTAAGGTACTCATAACTGCCTTGCTGATCTCTTCACGAAGGTCAATCTCTTCACGAAGTGAATCAATAAGGGCAGCAGCTCCCTGCCACTTACGCTCACCATAGTACATCCATCCGCCACGTCGATCAACAATGCCATTAAGAATACCTAGGGCAACGATCTCCTTACCGGTGTCGTAACTACCTGCATCAATGGGTCCGCCATCAGCAAAGTAAAAATCCATATAGGCAGTTTGCTGTGGTGGGAAAGTCTTGTTTTTTACGGTGCGAACGCGAATAGTTTGACCGACACGACGCTTTTCTTGTCCAGTACCGACTTCCAACCACTCATCGCGCTTAACTTCACAACGAACAGCATATGCGTAGTCTTTACCAAGCCCTCCAGGGGTAGTGCGAGGATCTCCGTGCATAACGCCGATTTTCATACGGTACTGATTGATCATAATTCCCAATACTGGGCGCTCTGACTCAATAAGATCACGCTTAGTAGCGCTAGCTACTTTTCTGAAGAATTTGTTCGTGATGAGGGCTCCACGTCCCACAGTGAATTCTTCCATGTGCTT